TTGTCATAAGTCTTTGCAATCTTTTTAAACTCCTCTATTTCCGCTATGTGAAGCGGTAGATATTGAAGTGTATCAACCTCTATCATGTCAATGCCACCTCTCCAAGCTTTGGAATCTCGTCACTTTGCAAAGTCAAGTTGCTACCGTTCTTATTCAAAGAAGTATTATTTACATCAAGCACGCCTTGCACATCCAATATGGCAGATTCAAGTCTTGATATATATACGATTGCTTCGGTATACTCGTCGCCTTCCTTCCAAGCTTCCGCGATGCCTTTCAGATACTCTTTTATTTTTTCTTTTATCTTCTCAGACAAATTACTGCTTGAGTATCCTGCCGCGTATGTTATTTGAGTGCTTACGCTTACGACCACTTCTTTTACTGACTCAATAGTAAGATTATGGCCAATTGGTGCCCATCCGTATCCGCTACCTTTTGCGGGTACAGCCTCCGACCTTATTTGATTTATTAGATAGTCACTGACTGCAGTATAATCTGAAGATATCAGTACAGCTTTTACTGTTCCTGCCCCCTTCCAAGTCGGGTATATCTTCGAACCGCCTACGCCTTGTATGCTTGCAAATTTCTCTTTATATGCCGCAATGTTGCCTGCAAAGCTTTGAGATGTGAAGCTTTCAAGGTATCTTTTATATAAAGACTCTTTGCTTTCGTCATCATCACCTGCGACAAGTAACTCAGTCACCTTTGCGCTCTCAAGTCCTTCAGTAAAATCAATCGGTATAAGGTCGCCCCTTAATTCATTCGGACCTGCTCCCGTCTCTTCCACTATCATTTTATATTGATGCAAGCTATCATTTATAACCTCTACAGCTCTGTAGTTATATCCTTTCAGGCTGTATCTGCTGCCGATTGGCACCGCCACATTGAACTCCGCTTTTACATAAGCATTAGTGGCCTCTTTTCTGAGTATGCCTCTGTCAAGTGCAATCATTTCAAGATGCTCTATATCCGCCGTGCCGGCATGGCTTTGCTCTATTATGTAGCCAAGCTGTATATACAACTTTTCAATCTCGTAGGCCAAGGCGGATAAGGCATTATGTACAAGACTGCCTTCTACTTTTATGACTTCATCACCTATGTCATTTTTAGCATCTGCCAATATACTCTTATAAGTCTTATCTTCGTACACTCTCATCCACCTCCAAACTTCCAAATTTTGTCACTACTCTGAATTTTATATCCAAGCTGTCAGAATTTCTGACAACTTCAAAGTCTTCTATACCTTCGATATATTCATTCATAAGAAGCGCATCCGTCACTTCGCTTTCGCAATCGGTATTTATATACTCATCACTAAGTACATGCCCAAAATACTGCTCCAATGATGTGCCATAATCTGCAGAGTATATAGCGTGCCTAAATCTTTCAGTGTGCATACAAAGCCATACCCACACTTTGATAGCTTCAAGGCCTTCGACTATCTTGCCTGTGAGTTGTCCTGTTGTGAAGTCTATGCCGTACTCACGCGGTACTTCTATGGCCTTGGTTTCTTCGCTTTCCACTATATCTATATTGCTAAGCTCTTCTAAAAAAGAAGGTAAGATACTCATAGTTTCACCATCTTTCCAAGTACAAGATAGAGACTTGATGTGTAGTCAGTCGGGTCACTCCCCTTTACCTTCATCACCGCCACTTTGTCGCCTGCTCTAAGTGGGCTTATATATGTACTTTTATCTACCAAAGCACCACTTTCGGGGCACTGACCTGCTACGGCGCTTGCAAGCTTCACAGTTAAGGACTCATCAAAAAGAAGGTCTTCAGATGTAAGTATAAGGTCGCCGATTTTGCATGAGTTTTCACTGACCATCTCCGCAAGCTGTATGCCTGCCGAAGGGTCGCCCTCATCTCTTTCTAAAAAAGCATCAGTCCAACTCATATCATCCACCTCCATTCCTTGCTCTTGACTCTGCTACAGCTTTTCTTATAGCTGCAATCTTTTCTTGCCTCTTCTTTTCGCCTCTCTTCATGCCCTTGCCCTTCTTTTTGCTCTTTTCTTTTGTAGCTTTCTTTTCTTTTTGCTGTGTACCGCTCTTAGTCTGAGTCTTTAAGGCCTTCTTCTCCTGCTTCTTTTCTTCTCTCTTTTCTTTCTTGAGTTCTTCTTTTCTCTTCTCTTCGGCTTCATCCTTCGCGCTCTTGGTATCCATCAAGCTGTCAAATCTAAGTTCAAGCTCCATTTTATGTGTGCCGTTTTCAAATGTGTGAGTATCTGAAGATATCCAGTATTTACCCGATAAGCCCGTTGCCGTATCTTTGACCTCCACAAAGTAGCAAGACAAGCAATTTATATCGCCTATCGCCGATATTTTTATAGACTGAGACGGCGTTATCTTTAAAAGATTATTTGCACCCGTGGTCGGATCCACGCCGTCTTCTTTTGAGTATATCTCTTGAAAGACGCCGAACTTTTTCAAGCTTTCATCGTCTTTCGCCTCTCCGATTTGCTTGCCCTTATCATCGAATATAAGAATTTTATTCTTAATTTCGTCCATACTCTCCGATATACTGCTCGCAAAAATATTTGAATTTTCGGAAAGCGTAAAACCTTTTACGGCCCATTCGGTCTTATATACTCCAAGTCCACGCTTATATATCATCGCAAAGTACTTATCACCCGTGATGCGATGCGCTCTTGTATATGCAGCCATCACGATATCGTACATCTTCATCTTGTCACATATCATGCTTGAGATGTTAACTCCCGTCGGATGTAAGTGCCTTATTGGTACTTGTATATCCGCACACACTTGAGCCACTATCGCCTCGGCCGTGAGATTTTTAAAGTTATACTGACCTGTACTTTCAAGTAGATGCTTCATCATATCGTAAGCCGTAAAGGATATAGTGCCTGTTTGGCTTGATTTTTCTATGCCGAAAATCTGGCCAAAAAAGATTTCACCTTCTTTCACATCCTCAAGTGATATATAGTCGCCTGTAGAGATAGACGGCAAATTTACGGTATTATCGTAAGGTGCATTTATATAGTCAAAATCTACACTTCTTGCCGCCTCACTTGCCGAACCTTTCCACACTATCCTAGATACCGCGTTCGTGATGTTATATATGACTCCTGTATCTTTTATAAGATTTATCTTCATACATCACCTCACGGAATTACTAAGACTGTGCCGTCTCTTATCAAATTCGGATTGCTACCGATAACACCTTTATTTTGCTCATATAAAGCGTGCCAGTCTGAAGAACCTGTAAGCTTTCTTGCGATTGAACTCAAACAGTCGCCTCTTTTTACTGTATAAGTCTTCGGTTTTTCTCTTGTATCTTCTCTTTTTGTAGCATCCTTTGACGCTGTATCAGCTACAGCCTGTGAAGCATCTACGCCCGTGGCACCTGATTCGGCCACGACACTTGACTGACTTATAGCTATCTTTCTATGCTCTTTTAAAGTTATAGAAAAGCTTACATCTCCCGTGCCGTCATCTTCGCCCCACTCGAAAGAAGTTATTCTGCAAGGGAAGTTTATAGGTGTTCCTGTGATTATTATTTTCGTCGGACCGCCTGCCATTATTCTTTCTATCTGCTTTACGTACTGCATAGGATTTTTAATTCTTCTAAATTCGCAGTATCCGGAGTTATACCGCTTCGGGAAAAAAGAAGAAAAGGAGACTGTTCTCAGTCCCCTCATTCCGCCAAGGTCTACTTCTCCCAAAGCGTTTATATTTACAGTCTCCACTCCCCTACTTCCTTGGATTTTGTACTCTGAAGGAAGCACTGGGAAGCGTATCGGACTGCTATTCTTAAGCCATATTTGCACTAAAGCTCATGCCTCCTCTATTATTCTTAGACGCTATAACTCTTCTTGCTACAGCATCGCCTATCTTTTCTATGTCTGCCTCTTCTCTTACAATGATTTGGTCGGCCAACTTTGGAATATTGATATTAGTGCTACCGCCTGTCTTACCCATTCGCACGCTTTCATCGTGTGGATATATCCTTGAACCGTGTGGAAGGTCGATAATCTCTCCGCCTTTTTCGCTTACCTGTACAAGACCGCCCATCCAGTTAAGGTCACCTGTGGCCTTTGCAGGTACGCTTGCAGCAGACGACTTTCCGCCGCCTGTTATAAAGCTTGCAAGGCCTTTCGCTCCGTCGATTACTCCGCCGATTGCACTCTTTAAAGTATTGAGAGGTGCCATAATCATCTTTACTATGCCCGCAAAGAAGTCCTTGATACCTTGCCAAGCCATCTTCCAGTCGCCTGTAAAGACGCCCTTTATAAAGGTTATAAGGCCTTTAAACGCTTGCATTATGCCTTTTACATAGTCAATAATGCCGTTTATTAGTCCCGCAAATGCCGATATCGCTATACCTGCCGCCGCTGCTATGCCGTGGCCAAGTACGTCCATTACTACCGCGCCAACTTTTTGAATAATTGGAATTAAAGGCATTATTTTTGCTTTTATGGCTTCAAAATTTGCCTTTAACTTCTGCATTGTCGGAGATGTGGTATTTAATGCAGCCTTAAAGATATTAAAATGCGTAATTATTGCAATCACTACCACCGTAATACCCACTATCGCCGCTATTACAATGCCTGCAGGTGATGCTATTGCGGCTATCGCTGTTCTTAAGATGCTACCACCTGCCGAAAGTCCACGAAATCCCCTTGTGGCTATGCTTGCAAATCTTCCCAATTTTGCGAAAGCACCGCCGACCTTACCGATTGTACTTACTGTTTTGCCGAACAATAGAATAGCAGGTCCGACGGCCGCCGCCATCATTGCCCAGCGTACAATTTGCTGTCTTTGTTCGGGATCCATTTTGTTAAACCTATCAAGTAGCTCTGTAATCTTTTCGATAAACGGCACAACCGCACCCGATAAGGCCTCGCCTGCGTTGTACTTAAAGACGTCAAAAGTCGACTTAAGTTGTTCCATCGCACCGCCCGGACCGCTCATGAGCGCATCGGCCATTTCTTTTGATGCACCTGTCGCGCCTTCTATACTATCTTTGTAGCCCTGAAGTGCTTCGGTTCCCGGACCGTTTATCAAGGTTACCCACTTTGCAGCCTGATTCTTTCCAAAGATAGCGGCTGCGGCCGCAAGCTGTTGCTGGTCACTAAGGCCTGCAAAGCCTTTCTGCAATGTTCCGATTGTCTCAGGCATGGACTTAAGGCTTCCGTCTGTATTAAAGACATTTATACCCAAAGCCTCCATCCATATCGCGCCTTCTTTTGCGGGGCTTGCAAGTCTCATAAGACCGGTATTAAGTGCGGTAGCTCCTTCAGATGCTCCGATACTGTGGTCACCAAATACGCCAGTAAGTACGGCCAAGTCGGAAAAACTCCATCCGACTGTATTTGCTGTAGAGCCTGCAATACTCATAGCATCAAACAAACCTGTTACATCCGTATTGGCCTGCGCCTGCGCTTTGGCCATCATATCGGCGTAATGAGTCGCCTCATTTGCATCCGCTCCGAAAGCCTTCAAAGTATTTCCAAGACCGCCAGTAACCATCGTAAGGTCTGAAGCTGTACCTGCCGCAAGGTTCATCGCAGGTGAAATCATATCCGCCGCCTGTGCTGCATTAAAACCCTGCCTTGCAAAATTCAAAGAAGCATCCGCCGCATCCTGCATTCCGAAGGTTGAATTTGACGCCGCTGTCTTTATAGCACCTTCAAGCATCTTTGCGTCCTCGGATGTGCTTCCCATCGTCTTTCCTACAAGCTTCAAAGTCTTATCTACTTCGCCGAACGACTTGAAAGAAGTAGCGCCAAGCCCCACAATCGGAACTGTGACGCCTGCTGTAATCTTTGCGCCAAGGTCGCTTATGCCCTTGCCCATCTTTTCGACGCTCTTCCACGCTTTTACACTTGCAGCAGTACCACTTGAAAGCGTACCCATAGCTTGCCTAAAGCTGCTTGAAAAATTATCTAAGAATCTGAACTCGACATCCACTTGCCTTGCCATCAGTACGCCTCCTCTCTTTCCCTAGCCTCTTCTACCTCTTTTCTGATAAAGTGCTTTATAAGCAATTTGTCAGAAAAATGCGCATCAAAAAAGACTGAAGGGCTCCAGTGATGATTTACAAATAAGTAAAACATCGCCTGAAAATCCGCATCAGTCTCTATGAGTTTTTTACATCATCGTAATCAATGCCCTTTTTATCTTCTTTGTCATCTTCGTTAGTTCCAAAGCCCGACAAGGTGCCGATTCTCTCAGAAATCTTTGTAAGCTCACCGCCCGGAAATAATATCTTTGCCAAATCCTTCGGGCTTGCCGCATTATAATACTTCTGTAATCCTCCATCTTTGAGATTTGGCTCTACACATCCCTTTACTACTATCATTGCATGTGCGTCATAGATTTTGCTTCCATCCATTCCGCCCTTTTCGGTTGACGCACTTGAAATAAGTTCAGTATACAAAGAACCCGACAAGGCCTTTACAGTAATTTCCACATTTTCACCTGCTATCCTTGATAGGGCTTTCGCCTTTATCTTCTCAGTAGGTACCTCCATGAGCTTGTTTCTATCAAGCTTCATAAGTTTTTCCATTAAAGAATTATTCATTTTTCTTCTCCTTTTTTACGCGTTTATATTGTCTAAGTAATCCCAGTCCTCAAATGTGAAGCTGTAGGACTCTTCAGTGTTTTTCTGAACTTCCCAATCCATTAAAATAGCTTTATCAAACTTGCAATGATAAAAGACTACTCTTTCGGCTCCTAATGCATCCGGATCTGATAGCTTTGTAATAATTTTAAAGTCGGGAGTCTGTCCTCTCTTTACCTTGTCAGATATCCTTTTTGAAATATTGCTTCTGACATGGTGAAGTTTTATGCTTCCCTTGCCTTCAAGCTTCGTCATCTTTTTGCCCGCTGTCAGGCTTCTGACCATAGAGACATCTGTATAAGACACACTTACTTCACCCTTGCAAGATACGACTTCGCCGATATACTCATCATCAAGCCACACTTCGCCCCATGTGCCGTTTATTACTTGATTTGTTACAAACTTCTGCATACGCACCTCCTTACACTGTAATCTTCAAAGTAACATCTTCGATTGCATCAACTAAAGAAACCGTTGCCTTTAAAAAGACCTGTGAACCTGTGTTCGCTCTCTTGATTTCCATATCGTTGCAGTCGTCAATATCCTTTTCGCTGCCGTCTTCCAAAACTACCTTCTTACCCTGTGCTTTTAGCCACTGCTTTTGCCCTTCAATGTCGATTTGACACTGTCCGACATCAAGCAATCCGTCGTTTACAAGACCCATAAAATACGCGTTTATAGCGGTAATAAGTAAGCACTTGTTATCATATGAGTTTGAGAACTTACCGATATAGTTGTCCTCTATAGTCTTTCTGATGTCGTCCTCCATCATATCCATAGTCTCAACAAGCTTTATCTTCTTGAAACTGTCGCCCTTATCTGCAGATGTGGTAGTAAGTGAAGTCACAGCCCTATTAAGCTTGACCTTTTCGCCATCCCACAGTGCTATAAGCTTACCTGCTCCGACCGCCTCATCCTGCTCGGTCTTTGTAAGTCTGCTTACATCCACAAAGTCCTGTAGAGGTGCATATGTACCCGACACGGTAAGGCCTGTACCTGCTAAAAGTCCCGCAATTCTTGCACATCCCTGTTCGGGTGTTAGCGCCTGCTCCTTAGTTCTGTACAACGTAGAATTCCAATTTATAATTCCTTCGCTGTCCGCTGCCACCTCAGGCAATACGACCTTTACAAGGTTATGTTCGGTTCTTTGCTTCTTTGCCCATGTTACAATATCCTGCACCTTGTTATCAGTTTTCGCGGTCGGTATGGCCATGTATGTGAATCCTTCGTTCTCAAAGTACTGCATCATGTCCTTGTATGACTTTGTCATATCCTCAGCCGTAGGCATAACATAGACGATAATGTACTTAGGCGCGTGGCTGTATCCGATTAGTGCATCCTTGACAAATTGTTCATTTTCGGCACTTAAAACGCCCGTAGGGATGTCGCTAATGTTCATAACCTTGAAAGTCTGCTGCCTTGTACCCTTTAATACAAGGGCTACAATTCCACGCTCGCCCCTTGTAACCGCACTTGCACCCTGTTCAGTAAAAGCGATCGTGATGCTTGGTGATGTGAGTTTACTCATTTTTTATCTTCCTTTCTTTTCTATAGTCAAAGATATATCCGTGATAAGGTCGCCGCCTTGATACTCTGTACTTTCGTACCACTCAAGACTAAAAGAAATCTGCGGTATATTGCCGTGGTCTTCTATATATTCATGTGAGTAGTCACTTACTAAAAGCTTCCTGCCACCTACATCCAAAGTCATTCCTAAGACTTCAAATATATGCTCTATTACATTCAGTGCTTCCACCTGTTTTATAGTTTTTTGCACAAATGTGATTTTTACAGAACACGACTTTTTAAGCATGTTCTTACTCTCACGACTGACACCAAGCGGCACGACCTCGACAAAAAAATACGGTGGCACTGCATTATCTACCGTGTCATTTCCGTATCTTTTTATGTTTGGATATTCTCTTTTTAAAATTAAATTTACTTCTTTGATAATGTCGGCGTATGTAACCATCAAAACCCCCTATCTGCTAGAAGCCTGTTTGCGGCTTCTTGCATCTTTTCGGGGTATTTGCTTTCGTACTCTGCTCTTGTCTTTTCTGCATAGTGCTTGCCCTCAACAAATCCGCCTGTATCCACACCGTGTATAAACTTTCTGTGTCCGTTTTCAACAAGGTGGAAGTGCGGTGCCTTGTTTGTGACCTCAATGCTTGAAATAATGCCCAAAGATGTGTACTCTTTCTTTGTTTTCCACTTTTTAAGGCTGTTTTTGCCATCCTTATAAGTGGACGGCATCTTCTCATTACAGTCCTTTGTCCACTCTCTGGCCGTCTTTTCTACAGCCTTGTTAAGTTCGTCGGGTGCTTTACTTATCAGGCCTTGCATATCAGACATAAGTCCTTCAAGTCCTATAAAATGTACAGATTCAGCCATCCGCACTCCTTTCCGTATGGTCCATGCTTTCAGTACACATAAGCTCCAAATAATAAGAAGCCTCCAATGGGTTGACAATATAATTTATAAGAAATTGGCGACCTTTATACTCAATTACATCTTTTTCAGTTACATCTGTATTTCTGATTGTAATTTTGTACATAAGCTTACTGGTTGTCTTATAATGCTCTAATTGCTCATTGCCTCTCAGTGGCCTTATCTCTGCCCACACCTTTTTATACAAGCTTAGAGTACTTATGATATTTGCAAGTTCATCTTCACTCTCTTTATACCTTAATATACTAACTTTCTTATTAAGCCTTCCGGGGTTTATGCCTTTCATGTATCCCCCTTAATCGCTTTTTTAAGCTGTAGCTGTAAGATAATACTCTTGAAAGTGTATTCAATAGCCTTTCTTTGCTGTATATCAGATTGCATAAGCTCTCTATTGTCGTACAGATTTTGCACTATCGCACAAAAAAGAAGATTTGCCGTCTTATCTTCTTCGTCGTATTCGCCTACAGCGGACACAATATATTCTTTCGCCGTCTCCATCATTAAAGATATGAGTCCGTCATCGTCGTCGCCGTCTACTCTTAAGTAGTCTTTGACCGTTTCAATCGTCATAGGCTAATACCTCCTAAAAAAGCCCCTGCAGGTGCAAGGGCTAAGATTATGGTGTTACTGTGATTGTACCGTTTACGAAAGCATCAGAATCCTTGACTTTACAATCAAATCTTTCGATACCTCTAAAGAGTGTTAAATCCTGTTCAAACGCGTTCAGCGTTCCAACTGCTGCCACATTGGAAGTCATGATATTAAGCTTTGCTCTATCGAAAATCTTTACTGCTTCCTTCAAATCACCGATAATGAACGGAATCTTATTGGTCTTTGTGGCCAAAATTGCATTCGGTACAACCCTAATAGGTATCTTTCTTGCTCCTACCGCAAGCACCATCTGCATTGGGTTCTGAACGTCAGGGCTAAGCAAATATCTGCCATTCTTATCTACCAAAGTATCAAGGTAATTAAGGCCGTCATCGTTGGTTACGATTACAACTCCTCCAGCGTATGCAGCGCCCAAGGTTACATTGATAGCCTTCTTGATGCCGTCAAGGTTCTTCAGATCTGTTTCAGTCTTTGTTGCGATAGCTGTAAGGATTTGAGCGTTCTTTGTCGCGATATCCTCCTCCGCAAGCCACTTTGTAAGCACGGATGTAATATTAGCATCCGAATCTGCCAATAACTCGGATGTAACAGGCATATAGCCGGCATACTTCTTAACGGCGTACTCGAGGATTTCAAACTGCGGAGTATTATTGCCCTGAATCTTTCCCGCTTCCGCTACAGCCTTGAAGCCTTCGGCCTGTGCCTTCTTCTGAAATGTTCTTCTTCCACTGCTTGTCTTTACTGTCTCAACATCCACAAGGCTTTCAAGTGAGAATGTAGCCTTCTTATACTGATTGATTTTTGTCTGAATGTCCTCAGGCACTGTATAACCGCCGTCGGCCTTAGTACCCTCCGTCATTGTGTTGGTATAAAAGCCGTGTCTTGCAGCTTCGGCAAAATCATGTACTGCATCAACTACATTATCTGCAGTAACTGCTTTCATTCCTACCGCATTTGCTGTGCCGTTTGTCATTCCACTCTGTTCATTTTCTATAACATCCTTAAGAATGTTGTACTGCTCCTGAAGGTTTATAAGCTCTTCCTTTGCTGTCTTTGCTTCCTCTATCTTTCCCTGCTCTGCCAAGTTCTTTACTTCAAGCTTCTTCGCATTTATCTGATTAAGTAGTTCCTGTAAATTCATTTTATTTCTCCTTTCACGCCCCAAATTCATCAAGGTCTTTTAACAAATTGTTTTTTTTTT